ACGGCAGCTTGATGGAGGCGTATACCTTTATGAAAGGTGAGACCGAGTTGCTGACACTTTATAACAGTAGGTTCCAGGAATCTATTGAGTGGCTGAAGAATCTGGGAGAAGGAAAGCAGTCGGCAGACCAATATAGGCACGATGTTCTTAGAAAGCAGTCTCGATAATGGGTAAAAGCCTAAAACATTTAAAAGATGCAGAAGTAGCCATTGTCGGTCTTGGCGGCACACAGGGCGCATTTACTTCGTCCGTTGCCAACGGTAAGAGCTATGATGAGGTATGGGCCATCAACTCGATGATGGTTCCCATCAAGCATGACCGCGTTTTTATGATGGACCCGGCATCCCGGTTTCTCGATACGGAAGACGCTGGGCCGCAAACAGAGGCCATGCGACGGGCGCTAGGAGAGCATCCAGGCCCGATATATACTTGCACATTAGACAAAAGAGTTCCTGGGGCCGCGCTCTATCCGCTTGAGAAGGTGGTCAAGGATACGGGACTCTGCTATTTTAACAATACAGTACCTTATGCAATAGCTTTTGCGATTTATCATAAAGTCGCTAAGATTTACCTTTACGGCATAGATTACTCCTATAACTCCAATCTCTTAATGGCAGAAGCGGGTAGAGCTTGCGCGGAGTTTTGGCTTTCGGCGGCTATATCGCGGGGGATAAATGTCGAAGTCGCGTATAATTCAACGCTATTGGACACAAATGTGCCCGATGCAGAGAAGTTATACGGCTACCACAGGCTGGCCGATCCTCTTGTGATGTCTGCGGAAGCCGGTAGCTTAACCGTCTCCAAGCAATCGGAGGCCGCTCCTCCCGAGCCTTCAGATGCTGAGCCCGTGCTGTATGGCCGACACGACAAGGTAGTTAGTTTACGGGAGGCGGGAAATGTTTAAGGTCGAAGCGGCCCTTTCCCCAGGGGCAGTAGAGGTATTCACAACCAATAACAGGGGCTTTTCTGTGGATGAGGCGGCTCAAAGAGCCGTGGATAAGATCCTGTACATAGCGGAAGATGCCCCTGAACCGCTTCGAGAACAGGCACGGGCCTTTAAAAATACAGTGCATGGAGTTATAGTCTCTTATATGCAATTTGCGATAGACCAGGATCGAGCTACTGTTGCGGCCAAGCTACGGGAAGCCGGTTTCCTTGAACTGGCTAATAACTTGAGGAGCCTTTAAAATGGCAATTACAACGGCAATGTGCACTTCCTTCAAGAAGGAGCTTCTTGAAGCCGTGCATAACTTCTTACTTTCTGGCGGGGACACCTTCAAACTGGCCCTGTACGCTATTAGTAGTGGTGGCAAGTCCTCTACTACGGCCACGTTGGGTGCGGCCACTACGGCGCTGACCACCACTGGAGAGGTTGCCTCTAGCGGCACCTACGCTACTGGCGGCGGAAGTTTAACCTGCATTGATCCAACTAGTAGCGGCACGACGGGCTTTACAGATTTTGCGGACATCAGTTTTACAACCGCGACTATCACAGCCAGAGGTGCTTTGATCTATAACGATACAGACTCTGACAAAGCGGTATGTGCGCTAGATTTTGGCGGCAACAAGACCAGCACTGCCGGTACGTTTACGATAGCGTTTCCTGCCGCCGCCGCTAGTACGGCGATTATCCGGATTGCGTAGGGGATAATGCTTTGGCAAACATCACAGGCTGGGGAAGGGGCACCTGGAATGAGGGTGCGTGGAACTCTCCTATTGCCGTCGATGTTACGGGCGTTGCGGGTACGGGCGCGGCTGGCACTGTTACAACCACGGGCACCGCAAGCGTCGTCCCTACGGGCGTTGCGGGTACGGGCGCGGCTGGCACTGTTACAGTCACAGGGACCGCAAGCGTCGTTCCTACGGGCGTTGCGGGTACGGGCGCGGTCGGCACTGTTACGGTCACAGGCACAAGCACCCTCACTCTTACGGGCGTGTCGGCCACCAGCTCGGTTGGCACAGTTGTCCCGACCGGGACCGCGTCAGTTACTCTTACGGGCGTTGCAGGAACAGGGGCCATTGGTACGGTCGTTCCGGCGGCGGATGCTGGCGTCACTCTTACGGGTATCGCGGCCACGGGGAGCGTCGGCACTGTTACAACCACGGGCACCGCAAGCGTCGTCCCTACGGGTGTTGCAGGAACAGGAGCCCTTGGCACAGTTGTCCCGACCGGGACCGCGTCAGTTACTCTCACGGGCGTATCGGCCACCGGCTCGGTTGGCACAGTTGTCCCGACAGCGGGCGCTAAGGTTACAGTCACGGGCGTGTCGGCTACTGGTGCGACGGGGGAAACAAACGTCTGGGGTATTATCGATGCTTCACAAACACCTAGCTGGTCTGCGGTTGATGGCTCACAAACACCTAGCTGGTCTGCGGTTGATGCTTCACAAACCCCCGACTGGACAGATATAGCGGCATAGGAAAAGATCATGGCTTCTACATACACAACCGGCTTTAGCTTAGAAAAAATAGGTTCTGGAGAACAGGCCGGTACTTGGGGTACTACCTCAAACCATAACTGGGACATTGTGGACCGTTTAGCGTCATACAAGGCCATAGCCATAACAACAAATGCAGATACGCATACCCTAACTGTTCGAGAGGCTTCCCCAGGTTCAGGCACGGAGAACCTTCAGGACGGCATGTACCGTATGATTAAATTCACAGGAGCTTTGGATTCAAATTGTACGGTTACAATAGCCCCAAATACGGCGCCAGCCTATTTTATTATTGAAAACGCAACTACTGATTCAGGGTCTAGTGGTCCTTATAGCCTTGTTCTAAGTCAGGGTTCTGGAGCAAATGTCACCGTTCAAAATGGCAAAAACGTCATTGTCTACTGTGATGGAGCCGGGGCCGGTGCAGCAGTTGCTGATGCTCTAGCGGATATTCAGATTGGAACTCTGGAGGTTACCGGGGCTGCGGCTATTGACGGCGTTACAACCCACGGCGGGAATGTTGTCAGCGACACCGACAGTACAGATGATCTCGGAACCACCACGGTACGATGGGCTAACTTATTTGTCGATGGTATCACGGCCACCGATCAGATTACAGCCACCGGATTCACCGGCACTCTGGACGGCATACTTGGTTCCGGTGCGGCTGCTGCTGCTTCAGTGACAACCCTCACTACCAGCGGCATCGTTTCGGTTGACGACACCACCGACAGCACCGGCACCACCAGCGGCTCTATCCATACGGATGGCGGGCTGGGCGTGGCGAAAGATGTGTTCATCGGTGGGGACCTTGCCACGGTCACTGCTGGTACGAGCAATCTTACTCTTGGTGTCAACGCTGGTAACTCAATTGAATCAGGCGGCAACTACAACGTCACCGTAGGCGACGAAGCTGGCACGGCTATTACGACAGGAGATTCTAATGTAGCCATGGGTTATGGTGCTGGAGATGCTATAACAACTGGGGGAAGTAATGTCGCCATTGGGTATTCTTCTCTGAGCGTCTGTACTACCGCTGGCAGTAACACTGCTGTAGGGGCGACAGCAATGGCAAGTTCTACCAGTGCTAGTGGGTGCGTAGCGATTGGTGGTGGTGCGTTTGGTGGCGCAGCAACTACGGGTGCTAATAGTGTAGCTATCGGAATAAATGCGGGATATCTTACAACCAGTGGGGCAAGTAATGTTTTAATAGGGTATGCTTGTGGAGATGCAATCACTACTGGCGGTTCAACTGTTGCGGTGGGGTATAATGCTGGGACAGCTATGACCACTGCTTCTGAAAACGTCATAATAGGAAATAACGCAGGAGCCGCACTTACAACAGGTAGTCAGAATATTCTTATAGGAGATAACGCTGGTGCTGGTGGTGCTATCACAGGCATACGAAATGTCGTTGTAGGTGATAATGCTCTCTATAGCGTAGTCGCTGGTGGGGGTAATATTGCTATAGGGTATGCTGCTGGTAATGTTGTTTCTTCAGGTAATAATAATACTTTCGTAGGAACATCATCAGGTCAGGCAACTACCACGGCTTCTAGTAATGTGGGTGTTGGCTACAATACTCTGGTTGCCAATACTACCGGTACTAATAATGTCGCTGTAGGTTTATCTGCTGGTGCAGCTCTAACAACAGGATCACAATCAGTTGCTATAGGTGCGAATGCTCTTCTAGCTGCAACCGATCCTGTAAATAACGTTTGTGTCGGGAATGATGCTGGTAAGGCTATTACCACTGGGTCTTCCAACACATACATTGGTCAGGGAGCAGGAATAGCATGTACAACAGCGACAGGAAATATAGGTCTTGGCAATGTTGCTGGTGATGTAACAACAACAGGAAGTAATAATGTCAGCATTGGTATTAATACTGATCCAAGTGCTAGTACCGGAGCACAACAGCTTGCCATAGGCTATGGTGCTATAGGTAAGGGAGACAATACTGCATTTATATCTTCTAATAGTGGAGCAGTTTATGCAGGAAATAACAGTGCAGATTTTTCAACAACTTCTGACAGAAGAATTAAAAAGAATATTGTTGATAATAATGTAGGTCTTGAGAAAATAAACCAGATTCAGGTTCGTAACTTTGAATACAGGACTCCTGATGAAATTGATGAGTTGCCCAAACATGCAGCTATAGATGATGAAGGTACTCAACTTGGTGTTATTGCTCAAGAAGTACAGGGATTTCTACCACAAATTGTTAACCAAGAAACGACAGGCTGTTTAAGTGTAGATGGTAGTGATATTAAATGGCTATTGGTTAATGCGGTGAAAGAACTATCCGCTGAAATCGATGAACTGAAGAAATGGAAAGAGGAGCATACCTGTGGCTGAAAATGAAGCCAACGTCATCAACATCGATGGCAATGAATACGACCCGTCTGATCTGACGGATCAGCAGAAATATTGGATCGCTCAGGTGCAAGATCTGCAACAGAAACGCCAAGCGGCGCAATTCCAGCTCGACCAAATTACTGTAGCGGCAGACTCGTTTATGAACGCATTGATTAAGAGTCTGTCTGAAGAAACCGAAAAGCCAAAGGAGATGTTAAATGGCTGATGTACTTACTGCCGAAGAAATTGCGGGTCATTTTTCTGCGATGGATGACAGCGTTGACCTGATCAACGCCACCGTGGCCGATGACAGTGACGCGCTGGAGATGATGGGCGCAGCAGAGGTCAAGTTGATGGTCACGCGCAATACCGACCACCTCGAAATCCAAGCCGCCAAGGACTGGTACAGCGAGTCCAGCAACAACAAGTCGTCCTATGACGCAGCCACGGCTGCGGGCAAGGCGTATGTGGCTGGCTAAGTAGCATGGTTCGTGAGGCGTATATCATCGTGGCGCTGCTCGCGCTGTTTCTAGCTTTGTGTGGGCTGTTGGGAAGCGCCGCCTCTATCTTACAGGTAGATGGATATATACAGGAAATGTGATGACTCTGACAAAGAATATCGCCATGGTTGCAGTAGCGGCCATTACCGGTTTCAGTCCAATGGGCGTCATGCTGGTGCAAAATCATCTTGAGCGACAGGAATTAGCATCAGGTGAAATCAACCAAACGGTACTCTTAAATCATTCGCTTTTTACCCATGCGGATACATGGTTGCAACTCGTTATCCCACAACTGGATGTAACAGCAACGGCTAAGAAGTTCCTAACGATTAAGTTCGCCGCTTTCCAAGATAGCCTGAAAGCACTGGTTGTAGCCACAGACTTTAATGCGTTGTCGGACTCTGAGATGCACGCCTTGTTGTCTCACCACCTAAATGAAACTGTTACAGACTATATTGCAGACGCAAGGCGAGAGGAGATACCAACCGCGTTCATTGACAACTTCAATAAGTGGCATAAGCGGGTAGTGGATATTCTGGTACGAGCGATTGAGGATAATGTCCAATCGGTAGTGCACACATCGCAAAACGGTAAAATGTATGCGATCTTAACCGCTTATGATGCTGCTCTTGGTGCTACGATTGACGATGTAGAAAAGACGTTGATGTCAACAACCGCATACCCAAGCGGCGAATAATTATGACTCATCAGTGCATTGCTGAGAACGAAGAGACGTGAGAAATGCCGCTTGTAAAAGTGCAATTTAAACCTGGAGTAAACCGTGAGACCACCTCTTACGGCGATGAAAA